TCCTAGGGTTAAGATGCTTTATTATAACCCTAAAAACAATTTACGTTCATCTAATCTTCTGTTTTGTAAACCTTTTAATATCTTACCACCAGCTTTACAATATTTAACTAACGACTCCATAGCCGCTTTTTTATCGCCACGAAGCAACGCTTGACGTATGGTGCTTCTCTGAAAGCAACCAAGCCCCAAATTGAAACAGAAAGAAAGAATAGCGTCAAATTCATGTTGTCGAAGAGGCACGTTAGGTAACATCTTATGTATTCCCAACTCGAAGCGGCGTAGGTCTCGTTTAAGAATTCCATCTACTTCAGCCTGTGTAAAAGTTTTGTTCCACTCTCTAGGCAAAGACTTACCATCACCGATAAGATGACCAACACCCACAGTCCACAAACCAGCAGGGCAAGTATAAGGCTTGTACCTAACACCCTCATGATGTTTAAGAAGTTGTATGCAAACATTAGATGCCTTCACGTTTCTTTTCCCATGTGCGAGAACCAAAGTAAAAGCCAATAATAGACGCAGTAATAGCCATTTCTTCAGAACCAAATACTTCTTGAGATGCTACAACAAAGTCTACACCTGACCACATAGCCCAAAATAATGAGATAAGGTTAATAAGAACTAACTCACCTACAAAGATAAAAGCTACTACAGGTCTTACCATAGCGTTCCAGTTCTTAACTGTTTTGCTTGCACCATCTACAAGTTTTTTATCATGGTCATACAATGCTTCACGTTCTTGTGCGTATGTTTGAACTTCTATTTGGTCAAGTTTAATTGCTTCAATTTTTTCTTGAGATACGAAACCAGCTTTTGCAAGTTCAAGTTCACGTTCTGTTTGAAGTTTAGCCATTTCTCGTTCATGTTTTTGGTCACCTTTTTGTTGAAAAAATGATAGTAAACTAGGAAGTCCGCTTGTAGCAAAACCTAGTATTCCAGATAATATAGATAACATTATTTATATCCTTTAGTTTTTTCATGCTCTTCTAAAAGTCTTACACGAATATTTATTTCAGCAATTTGCAATTTAAGTTCTTCTTTAAGTCTAGCTCTTTGTTCTGCTGATATTGGACTGTCAGTTGGTACACCTTGTTCTGTAATAAGAATAGGCATTTTAGATTTGATATTAATAAGGTCAGCTTGAATAGATGACATAGATGTAAGTAACCAAGCAATAGCAGATACTATTACAGGGAAAAGCATATTTGTTATTTTTTCCATATTCATTACAACTCCTTTGGGTCAAAGCCATACATCTTGGCTACACGTTTTTGTAGTTTTAAAAATAAACCTTTATGGCTTGCATACTGCTCGGTTTTAGGTGAGTCTAAATATACGCACATGTGGATAATCTCATGGCATAAAGTCATTAAGACAGGATATAAATGAGAATGACGTGCAGTAGATATAGTAATAACATGAGGCTCACCTTGTTCTGGTGGTTCATATTGTCCGCATATAGTATTGTCATGCAATACTACGAAGTCTACTTTAGATGCAGGTGGTAGTTTATACTCGTCAAATATGGGCATTTCTATCAGAGCTGAATATAGGTTTGCTATATTGTTCTCTGTAATAAATGTCATTTTGATATCTGAGTTAATAAAAATACAATAACGAAACCTGCTGTTCCTAATAGTATTTGTTCTAAGCGTTTGAGTCTTGCGTTTATTTGCTCATAACGTAACGCACATAATTCTTCATGCGTAGTTAAACGTGAGTCTACGTCTGTCTTGACCATTACTGTTCCTCTGATAATAAACCTGTTATAGGGTTAATAATAGGTGCTATAGCTTCTCTTGAACCAATAAGTCCTCTGGTAGATACTTGTGGTATTGGTTGATATCCTAATGCAAGCCTATTGCGTAATTGTTCTATATTGCGTAAGCCTAATTGTGTAGCACCTTGTCTAGCTGCTCCACCAAGCATTGGTAAAATTACAGCACCATAAGGACCACCCAAAGCAAAACCAGCTCCACCACCAATAGCAGCAGGTATAGCTCCTGTTGGAGATAATTTTCCTAATAAACGTAAAGCATTTTGTACTGAACCACCTTTAGCTGTTGATTTAATTAATTCTTGCTCTTCTTGACTAAATGTTCTTAGTTTTCTAGGATTATCTGCAAGATTCACTAATTTACGTCTTAGTGCATTTTCTATACCTGATTGATTATAATTAGCTTCTGCACGTAATTCTGCACTAGCTTTTAAGTCATCAATAATTTCTGTTTTCTTAGCACGTTTCCATAGTTCTCTGGCATCTGTTAAAGCTCTTATAGCTTCTGGAGAACCTTTGGTTAATTGAGCTGATTGTGCATTTTCTACAAAGTCATCTAAATTGTCTACTAAAATACTAGCTAATCGTCTTTCAGATGCGTCTATACTTGAACCTGCTGATTGACCAATACGTCTTAATATTTCCATATTCTCAAGACTTACATTAGAATTTTTAGTATCTTTAATTCTTTCTAATGCTGCAAATACTCTAGGTTGCAATGTTTTATCTAAACCTTCTTTAGCTAATGTTGTTTCTAATTTATTGGCAAATTGGTTATAAGAATTCTTTTTAAATACTGCACCTGCTTCTTCAGCAAACTTATATTGTTGACCAGCTTGTCCTTTTAATTCTTGCACAGTAGGGGCTTGTACTTTACCCTTAGCACCTATAGCAAATGGAATACCTGTTAATATACCAGCCGCAACTCCAGCTAATGGACTACCTGATTCTTCTGTAACATATTGTGATACAGCTCCTACAGGTAATGCTGCTGCAACTTGTCTTGCAGGTTGTTGTGACAATGTTTGTGCAATACCACGAGCTACAGGGCTTGTTGCTGTTTGTGCTAACTGACCTAATGCGCCAACTTGACCACCAACACCACCCAATGCTCCACCACCAACTTGTAACATTCTTTCAGTTCTTGTTTCTGGTTGTGGAAAACCTAATTTAGTTAAACCTTTTTCTACTTGTGCAGTAGGTGAAGGTATATCGTATCTATCAGGTAATAATGTATTTAAACTTTTTGTAAGTAATTCTGCTGCTGGTAAAGCAAGTGAACCTGCAATTGCACCTGGAGGACCTGCTAAAGCACCACCAGCAATAGCACCTGTTACAGGAACTGCTGCACCTCTAGCAATAGAACTTAAACCACGACCAAATTTTTCTGTTGCACTTCTTTGTTTTTTAATAATAGATGATGGTAAATCGTCTTCAAAAACAACATTAATAGTAGGTAATTCTAATGTTAAATTATTAGAAGTATTTAAACTATCAGGCAAGTCTTCTAAAGGAACTCTAGCCATTATTCATACTCCCATTGACCGTTTCTAAATACCATTGGTTTACCACTTTTAGACTTAGTTTTTGCACCTTCTTTAAAATTAGTAGATGCTGGTAATGGAGCTGGAGCTGAAGCTGGAGCAGCAGACGCAACTCCAAAGTCAGCTTCTGTTAATCCATAAGGTTTACCTAAACTAATAGAACGTTTTTTTGCAGAATCCATGGTGTCAAAAATTACTTTTAAATTTCTATCAAAAGATTCTTTAGACTGATTAATGCTTAAGTTAGATAATGCAATTTGTATTTTTTCACCTTCAGCATTTGATAATGCTCCAGCACCTCTCATTTGAGCAACTTGATTTAAGAAGGCTTGTCCTTTTAATGTCTCAACTGCACTAGCATAATCATAAGATTTTTGAGGACTTAAGCTAACTTTAAGAGCTACTCTTGGGTCAGCAATTAATCCATTATATCTACCTGGATGTGTTTTAACATATTCAACTTGATTGATAATGTTGTTTAAATTGCTTACTTTATTTCCAATGTCTGCTTTAATTTCATTAGTTTTAACTTCTTTTTGAAAATCACCTTGTTGTGTTTTTAAATCAACAAGTACTTGTTTAAAAGCATTTGCAGATTCTCTACCATTTCTTTTTTCAGTATCTTTAACATATAAATCAGTTAATACTCTTGCTTCTTTATCTGCATCTTCTTGACTTAATTTTCCACTACGAGTAACTGTTTGTAAATACTTAGCTCTTTCTTGAATGGCTTTGTTATCAGATGATAATGATACTAAAGAATCAAATGGTGTCATAGAATCAGCAGAAACATTACCAAAAATATTTGCTTTATTAATTGCTGAAATATTCTCAGTAATTTCTTTTGCAGATTTCATTGGATTTTCAGAATTTACAATATAATCTTTTACAGCAACAGGATTAAATGATACTGTTTCTTGTTGTTGACCATCAGGACCTACGCTTATAGTAGTTGGAAATATGCGACCAAAGGCTTGTTGTTGAGATTTTTTGACAGCTTCTTTTTCCATCAATTCAATTGAAGGTAACATTGACATAGCATATTGATTAGTTGGATTTTCTATAATAAATCTTTTAAGAGCTTCTATATTAGATACTGGTTTTTCTGGTTGTGTTTCTACTTCAGTTACAACATCTGGTTGTTTTGTTAAACCATAATTAGGAGCAATTTGGTCAGGTAATACCTCTTCTTGTGCTGGAGCATAACTACCTGGTTGCACTACTTGTTGTGTCACAGCAGGTGTTGTTGTAGGCAATCCTTTTCTAAATTGCTCAAACTCTAATTTTTGTTGCTCTGTTTTTTCTTTTAATAAACTATAGTCTTTATTGCCTGATTGTTGAAATGCTTTAATAGACTCTGGCGTATATTTAGAAATATCTAAAGTACCAAATGGGTCACTTCTACCCGCTAATAATTGTTGTCTTATAGCTCTATCTATTACATCTTGAGATGCACCCATACCACCTAAGAAAGCTCTACCTAGATAAGGTAATGGTGAACCTGCATTTAAGTTTTTAGGTGTTGCTAAATATGTGGCAGCAGTTCCTAGTAAACCTTGAAATAATGCTTGATTACGTAATTTAGCTTCTTGTTCTGGAGCAAGAACACCACTAGGTATAGAACCGCCAAATGGTGTCATACCTTCAAACAAACTACCAATGCCAGATTTAACTGGATTAGTAAGTGCTGATATTGGGTTGTTATCAAATAGTGCCATGATTTATCCTATTAAAATTGGTCGTCTTGATGCTTGTAATAAACTATTAAACTGTGGAGTAGGTACAGGACCTTGTTGACCCATAAGTTGTTGTGCGTTTAGCATTGGGGATGGTTGTAATGGAGCTTGTGATTGATTCATTCTGTCATATACATTCATACCTAATCCTGCTGTTTGAAATGGATTATTTTTAGCATAATCTAATGCGGTAGAAGGTAAGTTATACATAAATTGACCTGCTTTATCTGCAAATGTAGGAGCTACTCCAAGACCACTAGATAATGTTCCACCTGCTCCTGTAGCACCTGTAATTAGATTTGCACCACCTATTTCACCCATAACATTTCCCGTAGCACCAGTAGCACCACTTGATGTAGCTCCTGCACCACCCATAGCTCCACCTAAATAACCACCAGTACCACCTAATGCAGCACCTATAGCTGCATTTTTTAATGATTTACCTACGCTTTTACCTTGTAATAAAGATGTGCCACCACTTATACCTGCACCTATTGCTGCTGCTGTTATTGGGTCACTCATTATTTGCCTACCTTTCCTACTACATAGCATATTGGTTCTAAAATAGCACGATAAATCATGCCAATATTGTCTCTAGTTTTACCTCTTTTTTGTTTCCATATATCAGCAGTACGGTGTCTTGCGATATGCTCTAAAACACCCCTTAAAATGCGTTGTAGGGCATTCTTTTCACCTGCTTTGTAAGCATAGTTTACTAATGGTAAGAATAGAGTGTGATAACCTTTTTCGTATGCTGGGTCTAAGTCTTTAGACTGAGCTAACCAGATAGCGTTACGGAAACTACCAAAGCCATATTCAGCATTCATAGCTGTACATACAATCTTACCACCACCACTACCTGTTGTTGTTGATGTAGTAGTTAATGGTTGACCTGCAACTGTAGATGTAAATTGTGCAAGTCTTTGGTACGGTAAGTTTTGTTGGAAGTTAAAGCGGTCTAGTTCAGCTTGTAGAGCTTGTTGAGCATAGTTTTCACGAGCTTGACCAGTTTGTAATAGTTGGTTAATAGGTTGATAAGCTGCTTGAGCCATTGTAGGAGCATTTCTAGCTGCTTGTTCTTGTAAGCCACGTTCTGAAGCATAGTTTTGATATGCTGCTTGACCTGCTTGGTTTGCTAAAGCGTTAGCTAAATTTTGTTGTGATAGACCTTCTAATTGTGTTTGTGCTCCTGAACCATAACGACCTGCTTGTGCTGCACCACTACGTGTAGAACCAATAGCTTGTTGATATGCTTGTGTAGCTGCTTGTTGTCCTGGTCTTAATGCTGCTTCTAAATAAGGATTAGCACCTAAATATTGACCACCTACTGCACCTTGTTGTTGTGCTAATGCTTGGTTAATAAGAGGGCTACCTGCTCTTGCTTGTTGTTCTGCCATAGTGAGTGCTGACTCTGTTTGAGCAGATGGGCTTACATAAGTTTGACCACCATAGTATTGTGGTGTATATGTTTCGTATAGTTTTTGAGCTTCTGATAAACCTCTTTCAACATAAGGTCTCATAGATGGGTCAATACCAGATGTGGTTGTTTGTTGTTGTGGACTTCCACCACCACCCCATAACATAAACCCATTATGAGTCATAAACCCTGTAATAAGCCAATACATTTTATCTTTAAATGAATTGTTATGTCCTAAATCGTAACCAAATAATTTCATGTTGCTTTCCTTAAAGTGTGAATTCCCATGTTGAAGGTTTAAAACCCATTTGTAGAGCTTTTTTATCCCAGCCACGTCTTTGAGATGTAAAAGTAATTCTTGTTTTACTGCCTTGTTTTGCTATTGCTTGTATTTCTTGAAATGCTTGTGTTAATAATAGCTCGTCATTAAGTGATGACCATGCTGCCCATACATGAATTGTGTTACCCATAGGCTGTAATACTACAAAGCCATAAGGTTTGTTATCGGTTACTGCTAGAAATATCATAGAACGTTGTTCGTAGCAGTCACAATAGACATCTTCTGCTAACCACTCAGGATGACCTTTGCTTCTGACTATTTCAAGACCATGTTTAATAAACTGCCAATGAGTCCTAAGTTGGTCTTTAGGTATGTAATGTAAAATC